GACTGCTAACCCGGCCCAGCTGCTGAAAACCTCTTCGTAGTACCTCGTTTCAAACCTCGCTAGTACCTCGTTTCGCTTGACAGTATTTACACCAGCTAGCTGGTGTGGCATCCTATGGTTTCGGGGCAAGACAAGGCCACCGAGAACAGGAAAAAAACGAACATGACGAAAACGAACTTAGAACTTCACATGGATTCAGTGGTGCTGGAAAAATTCAGCACACAGAGTGCTGCAGCTGCACTCGCCGGCGAACTGAACAGAGCAGGAATCGCGGCCTCGGCCAAACGCAGGCAGGTCTGGGTGATGCGGCAGGCCCTCGACTCTGCATGCAAGGTGCTGGCAGCCCATCTGAATAATCGGCCCGCAGAAGCAGCCCAGCAGGCCCCGCTCACCCTAGATGAGTTACTGGTGCTCGACAGGCTGGCAAAGCGATACGCGGAATGGTGCTCACAGCGCGGCTATGCAGTCTTCGCCCAGCAGTGCGGCAGTTTTATCGAAATGGTGGAGGTGGACGCCCGCCAGATGGGTGGATCTGCAGCCCCATGGACGCACGAGATCCACTGCATAAAATGCGGCGCAGCCCTGCGGCCGATGCCCGCTTCGATCAGCCCGATGCAGATGCCTGCTATCACCTGCAGCTGTGCCACCTTCATCGTCGGCATTGACGACATCAACGCAGAGCCATTTCAGGGCTGGCCAGCCACCATGTTCGATATTCACGCTGTGGCGAAAGGTGGCCGATAATGGCGAAAAAATGGACCATTGCAGGCGCGGTGAAGCGGGCAGAGGCCCAGCAGCCTGGCTTCGATCTTTCACAGATTCCTGATGCGGCATTCTGGGCAGAGGTGGCGCGGCGCCGCTCTGCCCTTCGCAAGGTGAAGTCGGGCGGCTCTGTCTGGGGCCATCACAATCCGAAGACGAAGCGATGCATGTGCGCGGCCTGCAACGAGAAACGCAGCCAGCAGGTTTTCGATGCTCTGGCAGCCGAGGCCAACTCTGCCGATGTTGAGCAGTTCGCCAGTGTCGAGTTCGTGCCCGGTTCAGCAGATGAGCAGGCAGGCCGGGAACTCGAAGGGCTGATCAAATCAGTGTTTCGGAATCAGGGCCTGCGCCGCCTGCAGGCTGGCAAGGCGGCCGCGAAGCAGAAACGAGCAGCAGCTGCAGCTGCTCTGCCTGCCATCAGGTTCGAGGGCGGTGTACCTGCCAGCCTGCGGAAGGTGGCGCTCACACATGCCGCCAAGGTGGCCGAGGTGACTGGCAAGGGCATTCTTTACGACGACTGCTATGACTGCTCGTACCGGGACGGCTGGAAGTCTTCGACAGATCCTGTGGGCGTGCTGCACAGTGACAACGGCGCGACAGTGGCAGAGCTGGCCGCCTGCATCCGTGATGCGATGCCCTGTGACTGCCCAGAGTGCAGCGGGGTGAAGTGATGACACGGCCGCAACTCGATGCCCTCTGCGACCTGCTGGGCCAGTATGCAGACGAACTGCTGAAACGCGGCCAGCTGCCCTGCTGGGCGTACTGTCACGATATCCATGCGCAGGCCTCAGCCGATATTGAGGCCCTGCAGCACAATAGAAAAACCACATGAAACACTTCACGGATTTTATCGACGAAATGGCCGTTTTTTGCCGCGACAGACAGCCGGAAAACCTCTGCATTTTCGGAATCACTCCAGAGGGCCTGCTGGTGGCTGACGAAGTCGCTGGCATACGTGGTGCCTGCCTGCAGGGCGAGTTCACAGAGCAAATTCAATTCTGTGGCTCTGCCAGCAGAAAAACCATCGCCCACACGGTCTGGCTGATGGCTCTGGGTGCCAGTTCCGTGGTACCGTAAAACTGTTCGTTTGATCGGTTCCATTTCGTTCGTTTTCAGTGATAAGCGCCTCAAGGTATCGAGGCGCTTTTCTTTTTTTCAGAGGGCGAAAAAATGCCGATTGTAAGACTGATCGCAGAGCTGGTGCTCATCGGGGTGATCATGTGGCTGGTGGACGTTTACGCACCGATGCCAGCCGCGTATAAACGGCTCGTGCAGATAGTGGTGATCGTGCTGGTGATCGTCTGGCTGGCCACCGTGTTCGGCCTGCTGCCTTCCGATGCGACAGTGCCCAGACTGCGCCAATAACGTTTGCAAAAACAACTGATAAAATCAGACGCTTTTGCAGAGGCCTGTTACACCCGTTACAGTGTCACAGGTGAGACACCCTTGCGCCGGCGAGCTGAGGCCGCGTACACTAGAGCGCAGTCAACTCCAGAAAAACTCAGGCCCTGCGGGACGAGGCCTTTACACCGAAGCGATAGCATCCCGCCCAGCCCAGCACGTGTGATGTTCCCGCACGTCTGGGCAAAGTTCCACAGATGCAATACCACCAGCGAGTAGCACTGCAATGCAGCGGAGGCGAGCACCTCCGCTACGTGCCTGCTGATCTGGCCCGAGCATTAGTCACCGGAGGCAATGCTCGTGTGCCAGAGACGGCCAGCACTGGCAAAGTAAAGGCCATAAATTTAACCGCCCCCGCTTCGTCTGTCTCCCGCATCATAGGACCGCCCACAGGTTCAGTGCTCACAGGTGTGAGGTTCACCAGGTATCGGCACCTCGATGGCCCCGGCATCAGGGTGATCGAGTTTCACCCGAGATCGTTCTACTGAGAGGAAAAAATTATGCCCGCCACCACAGCCGATGAGAGTTACGTACCGTCACGATGCAACCTGATCTGCGTCTGCATCGTGGCTGCAGATGGTTCGTTTCCGCTGGGGCCAGATGACTGGACCGTAGAGAAGATCGACACAGGCAAGTACCGCATCGTGCATGATCTGGGCCACACGCGCTATGTAGTGCTCCCGATAATTACGGGCGGCACCCATGCTGCAGCCATCACCCTGCTGGATGTGGACGAAACCAGCGTCACGGTCTACACCACCGAGGACAGTGCAGCGGCCGATGTTTCATTCACGGCCACCATTCTGGCGGTGCAGTAACGAGATGGCCCGCCCGCTTCGTCACCACCAACGCCATGCCCTCAGCACCTAACCGTGAATGCAGCAGCCCCATGTGTGGGCGCTACGCGATCGCGGGCAGCAGTCACTGTGCAGAGCACACGATCAGCGTGAGACGCGAGAACGATCACGGCGTGCTCAATCGGTATAACAAACGCTTCCGCATTCTGCGCAGAGCATTCATGATGCGGCACCCGATCTGTGCTGCCTGCCGCAGGCAACCGGGCACAGAGCTGGACCACATACAGCCGCACCGCGGAGTCGCCCGGCTGTTCTGGGAGCAGAGCAACTGGCAGATGCTATGCACTCGGTGCCATGGCGTCAAGACAGCACGCGAATCGTGGGGCACCAGTTCCCAGATTTCTACAGCAGGCCCTGAAAAAAAAATGTCCCCGCCTCAATTATTCGGGAGCACGCACAGTGCTGCATAGGTTCGCCGGTCGTCGGCGTCTTGCCATGGTTGCCGATGCTGGTGATGAGCGGCTGACTGTGGTCTCGCAGACTCCACAGCAGCCGCACCAAAAATATTCAGACAGCAGGCGGCAGGGGGGCGTTAAAAATCTGGAATCGTACGCCGAAACTACCCGGTGCATGAATTTTTATATCCGCGAAACCGAAACACGGGGCCTTTCACCAGTCCATGCCCTCTAAACGAGCCAGAAAGCCCGGTAGCGACCCGGTGACGAAGCCGGAAGGACCGCCGCAGCACTTCCCTGTGGAGATCGTGCCGCTGGCCTCACTGAAACCGCACCCACGAAACTACCGCGTGCACCCAGCCGACCAGCTGGCCCACATCGTGGCATCAATCGAGCAGCATGGAATCTACCGGAACGTGGTGATCGCTCAGGACAGCACCATACTGGCGGGCCACGGTGTCACTCAGGCTCTGGCCCAGCTGCAGCGCGAGACCGTGGCAGTGATCAGGCTGCCCATAGATCCCGAAAGCGTGGCAGCCCTCAAGGTGCTGGCCAGTGACAACGAGATCGGGCACCTGGCCGAAGTCGATGACAAAACGTTTACAGCTCTGATGCTGGATATCGCCGAGATGGATACGCTGCTGGGCAGCTACGATGCCGCGATGCTCCAGAATCTGATGTTCATTACCAGCGGGCAGACCCGCACAGATGACGAGGCTGGGGCGTGGGCTGCAGCTGGCATGCCGGGAGACCTCAACGGGCCGCCACTGCTGAAACTCATCATCGGTTTCGACTCAGAGAAGGACCGCGCCACGTTCGTGGAAAAATACCAGCTGCGCATTCTGAAGCACGAGGCGGTTGTGTGGTCCACGCGCTGGCCAGACGCTCAGGCTTACGACTATAAGGCCATCAGATTCGAAGCAGCCGGGGCTGCAGCTGACGGCGAGATGCCCGTATGAAAGGTGAAACCAGATGGAACCTATCGAAGTGAAGTTAACCACGCCACCTGTGAGGCTCGAAGACCTGCTCGTGCTCGTGAATGGATCGACGCAGTCGGTGGTGAATCAGCTGGAAGTGAGCGTCGATCCGTCTGAAACGCATCGGTACGAAACGGTGGTCTCTGTAACGCGCCTGTGAAATATCCCGCCTACGTCATCTCGAAGGGCAGGCACGACTGCTGCCTCACTGCCCGGTTTCTGGAGCGTGACAAAACACCGTTCGCGCTGGTGGTCGAGCCGCAGGAGTACGAACTCTACCGGGCGAAGCATCCTGCGGCCACGATTCACGTTCTGCCGTTCTCGAATCTGGGCCTCGGTGGAATCCCTGCCCGTAACTGGGTCTGGGAACATGCGAAGGCTGCAGGAGCTGAGCGGCACTGGATTCTCGATGACAATATCTACGTCATCAGGCGGCGCTATCAGGGCCATCGGATCGCCTGCAATGCAGACGTCGCTCTGACGGCCGTGGAAGCATTCATCGACCGCTACGAAAACATTGCCATCGGTGGCCTCAATTACAACATGTTCGCGCCGAACGGAGTGGACATCAAACCGTTCAACACAAACTGCCACGTTTACTCCTGCATGCTGATCCGCAACGACCTCCCGCACCGCTGGCGTGGCCGCTACAACGAGGACACGGATCTGTGCCTGCAGGTGCTGGCGGCTGGCTGGTGTACCGTTCTGGTGAATACGTTCCTGATTCAGAAAGTTGCGACGATGCGCATGAAGGGCGGCAACACGGATCAGCTCTACCGGAACGATGGCCGCCTGAAAATGGCCAGATCACTGGAGCGCATGTGGCCCGGTGTGGTGGAGACGCACCGCAGGTTCAAGAGGCCCCAGCATGTGATCGCAAACGCATGGGCGAACTTCACGACTCCGCTTAAACTGAGGGCAGATGCGCCGGCGACCGTGGATCTGGCACCAATGAAGCTCGAACAGATTAAGGCAATCAAGAGCACGAAGCTGCAGGACTGGTACAGCGGCCATCTGAAAGAAGCGAGCGTACAATGACAGGCCGACCGCCAGTGCCCACGCACCTGAAACTAATCCGAGGCAATCCCGGCAAGCGGAAAATAAACAAGACAGAGCCACAGCCCCTCGGTGCTCTGCTGGATCCGCCAGCCCATTTCGACGACGAGGTTAAAGCAGTCTGGAACTACGCCATACAGCACGCGCCGCGAGGCCTGCTCCGCATGCTGGACAGCTCAGTACTGGAGACGTGGTGCTGTGCTCACGTCATGCACCGCCGCGCCGTGACCGAGGTACGCAAGTACGGCATGATCGTCAAGGCACCGAATACTGGTGTCCCGGTGCAGTCTCCGTTTCTGCCCATCGTGAATAAGCAGGCCCTCATCATGATGCGGGCAATTGATCACCTCGGTTTTTCTCCTGCCTCACGCACCCGTATTGCTCTGGGTGAGGCACCCGGCGACGCCATGGGCGACTGGGGCGCAATCGCTTCCAGCAGTTAAACCTTCATGCCAACGCTGACCAAAACGTGCCCGCATGTGGCGCTCGGGGTGGAGTATGCCGAGTCGGTGGCAGCTGGCAGGGTGAACGTGTGCCGCTGGGTGCGGCTGGCCTGTGAGCGGCAGCTGGCAGACCTTGCCCGCTGGACATCGAAATCGGCGCCGTTCTACTTCGACACGCAGGCTGCAGAACGCATGTGCGATATCGTGGAGCACTTCCCGCATATTCACGGCATCTGGGCACAGCATCAGAAGCGGCTGCAGCTGGAACCGTGGCAGGCCTTCATACTCACCACCGTTTTCGGCTGGAAGGCCACCGAGACCAACGCCCGCAGATTCCGCATCGTATACATCGAGGTGCCCAGAAAGAATGCGAAGAGCACGCTCAGCAGCGCAGTCGGTCTATACCTGCTGGCCTGTGACGGGGAGCAGGGCGGCTACGTAGTCTCTGCAGCCAATACGCGGGAGCAGGCGAAGCTCGTGTTTCGTGATGCTCAGATGATGGCGCGGAAAGAAGCAGGATTCCGCATGGCGTTTGGCGTCGAGGTGCTGGCCCATACCATCGTGCAGGAAAATACCGCGAGTCGGTTTGAGGCCCTCAGCGCAGAGCACTCTAACCTCGATGGTCTGAACCTCCACGCGGCACTCGTGGACGAGCTGCACGCGCACAATACGCGGGGCCTCTGGGACGTACTCGCCACAGCCACCGGCAGCCGCATGCAGCCTCTGATCTGGGCCATTACGACCGCAGGATTCAACCGGGCATCTGTCTGCTACGACCAGCGCAACTATGTGATTGATGTCCTGCAGGGCAGAGCCACCGATGACACTTATTTCGGTGTGATCTACACGATTGACGACGACGATGACAAGTGGGAGGAAAGCACCTGGCAGAAGGCGAATCCGAATTATGGTGTCTCGATTCACCCCGAGGACATGCGGTCGAAGGCGAAACGGGCAATGCAAATGCCCTCGGAGCAGACGAGTTTTCTAACGAAGCATCTCGATGTCTGGGTGAACGCCGCCACCATGTGGCTGCCAGTGGGCGCATGGGATAAATGCGCAGATCCAACGCTCGACATCGAAGACTTTGCGCACCAGCCCTGCTACATCGGCATCGATCTGGCCCTGCGGTCGGATCTTGCCGCCATCGTGGTGGCCTTTCCGCCAGTGGAGCGCGGGCGAGATCACTGGGTCGTATTCGGGCATTATTACCTGCCAGAGGAAACGATCAACCGCAGCGAGAACACGCACTACCAGAGCTGGGAGACTGCAGGCCAGCTCACTGGTACACCGGGCGCGGTGACTGATTTCGATTACCTTCTCGACACTCTGTGCGACACATGCGCACGCTTCGATGTGAAGGAAATAGCCTACGATCCCTTCGATGCTGGCCCGTTAATCGTGTCGATGGAAAAACGCGGCCTGCGGAAAGTAGTCGAGTGCAGGCAGACCGCACCCAACATGTCGCCCGCCATGGTGGAGCTGGAAGGCCTCGTCATCGGAAAGAAACTGAGGCACGACGGCGATCCTGTTCTGGCGTGGATGTCCAGCAACGTGAAGGTGCAGCGGTCTGGTGATCTGATCAAGCCGGTGAAGGATTCAGACGAAAAGAAAATCGACGGCATGGTGGCTCTGCTCATGTGCATTCTGCGGGGCATGAAGCAGGAAACATTTTCAGGCCGAGGTGCCTGGGTGATATGAGCATATTCGGGCAACTGGCAGCAGGCACTAAGCGGGTATTGACGACGCTGTCTTCGTGGCTCGGCTCGTGGGGCACTGGTGGCGGTGGCGGCACGATCCAGCAGATTCCGACAGCAGACCTCGCGGGCGGCACGCATGTAACGCTCGCCCTGCAATCGTCTGCAGTCTGGGCCTGCTGCAGGGTCGTCTCACAGGCTGTGGCCTCGCTACCGGCCCACATATACGAGCACACAGGATCAGGCAAGCAGCTGGCCCTGTCGCATCCGTATTACCGCCTGCTGACAGTGCAGCCGAACCCGCTCATGACGGTGATGAGCTGGCTGCAGACCACGGTGCTGCATCTGATGCTCTACGGGAACGCTTACACCATACCGGAGCGAAACGCGGCAGGTGGCATCGTTGCTCTGTGGCCTGTGACGCCGGAGCGGATCCGCGTGACGTGGACACCAGCAGGCGGCTACGTTTATCTGTGGACGAACCCGAAGGGCCAGCAGTTTCCGCTGACAGCTGCAGACCTGCTGCACTTCCGCGTTTTCTCACTGGACGGCATCGTCGGGCTGTCTCCGATCATGTATCAGCGCCTCAGTTTTGACATCGAGGCAGCCTCACGCATTTACTCGTGGGGCCTCTACATGAACAGCGGGCGGCCGGGCGGAGTACTCGAGTACCCGGGCCAGTTGAATGAGGCCCAGATCAAGAATATTCGGGACAGCTGGAAGCAGGTACACGGCGGGCCTCAGAACGCGGGCAACGTGGTGGTGCTGGAAGGCGGCGTCAAGTACTCCGCGCTGTCGATTTCGCCAGAGCAGCTGGAATACGTTGCGCAGCAGAAGTTCTCGGTCGAGCAGATTGCACGCATCTTCGGAGTGCCGCCCCATCTGATCGGGGCCATGGATAAACCGACCTACGCATCGGTCGAGCAGCAGGGTCTGGAGTTTCAGCAGTACACGCTGCAGACCATCGTTACGTCGTTAGAAAAAACCATCGGCGCGGCCCTGCTCGAAGACAAGTTTTACATGAAACTGAACCTCGCGGCGTTTGAACGCTCAGACATTGCGACGCGATTCAGAGCATACGCCACAGCCCGCCAGTGGGGCTGGATGAGCGTGAATGATATCCGCAGTAAAGAAGACGACAACGGCATCGGGCCAGATGGCGACATCTATCTGCAGCCGATGAACATGGTGCAGGCAGGCGAACAGCCGCCGCCAGTTGCAGGAGCTGATGCGGGAGCAGTGGCAGGAGCAGACGACGCGGGAGCAGTGGCGGGACCGAATACCGGAATTGGAGCATAAATTTTATGGCACGTTGGGAAAAAAAATCGTTCGCAATGGTCGAGTGCAAGACGAAAGCAGAGACCCCGGGCACCTTCACAGGCTATGCATCGACTTACGCGAAAGACGCCTACGGTGATCGCATCCTGCCCGGTGCCTTCGCGCAGTCGATCAAGGATCAGCGCGGTAAAATTCCGATCCTGTTCAATCACCGCTCCGACAGCCTTGTCGGATTCAGCACTGATCTGGCAGAGGATACGAAGGGCCTTTATATCGATGCCAGTCTGGCCCTCGGCACAGCCACAGGCGCGGACGTTTACGCCCTCATGCAGCTGGCCGAGAAAGTCGATTTTCGTATGGGCCTCTCGATAGGTTTCTACACGCTTGAGGCAGAGCTGGCCGACGATGGCGGCCGCCTGATCAAGTCTGTCGATCTGGTGGAAACCTCCATAACGGCCACGCCCGCGAATAACGGAGCGCGGGTGGAATCAGTTAAATCGAAACGAGCTATAGAGCGGATCCTACGCGACGTAGGGTCGTGCTCGCTGGAATCAAGCAAGCGGGTACTTGCGCTGCTGAATCCATACCTGTCGCCTGATGAGGACGAAGACGAAGACGACGGGGAACCACTGCCGGAGCTCGCACGCGACGTGCGGGAATGGCGGCAACATATTCAGTTCCGCAACACGGTGCGGACGGCATTAAGCCAATTGAAAGGTACCCAATGACAGTCGAAGAGACAATGCTCGGCGAGGTTAAACATCTGCTCACAGAGCACATGACTGGTATTGACCAGAAAACCTCGGAGCAGATCACTACATCAAACAAGGCCCTCGAAGTAAAGATGGTCGAGCTGCTTCAGACCTCACAGACCTCTGCACTGGCAGAGTGGACGAAGAAGCATGAGACGGACTGCACACGGCAGATCCAGCAGCGCACTGCTCGCGGCCCGTTCGGCCAGATCGCCGGCGAAGGTGAAGGCCCTGCAGGCACCATCGGCGAGCAGCTGATTCAGACCGAATCGTACAAGTCGTTCCAGACCGATACGACCCGCAACCGCCGTGGTTTCTCGATGGCGCTGAAGGCCAGACTGCGGCCAGAGACGAAGGCTGCAGCCACCATCACCGAACCCGGCTCGGGTTATATCTCGATCCCGACCCGCGTCGGTGTATTTCCGCAACCGCATCTGCCTCTGGTGATGCGGGATCTGATCCCGGTTGTGCCGCTCACCACTGGCAACTCTGTCGAGTACTTGGTGGAGACGTGGAACTATGCAGCCGACTATCAGGTGCTCGAAGGTGACAAGAAAGCACAGGGTGACGTGACCTATGTTGAGAAAACCGCCAGTGCGAAAACCATCGCATGGTTCGTGAAGGTTTCCCGACAGATGCTGCAGGATGCTCCGTACTTTGCAGCGACGGTTGATAACCAACTGCTCTACGGCATCGCCAAAAAAGAAGACCACGAAATACTCTGGGGCGATAACACAGCTGGGCACCTCAACGGCATCATGCCGCAGGCACCTGCACTGCCCGCAGCTGTTCTGCCCAACATGACGACCGCGCTCGATTCAGTGGCAGCCGCCATTGCGTATCTTGCCAGTATGGGCTACACGCCGACAGGCATCGTGCTGAATCCGCTGGACTGGGCAGCTGCTCAGATCATGAAAAACACGCAAGGCGTTTACCTGCTCGGCGGACCGCCCACGTCCTATGCCGCTTCGACACTCTGGGGCCTGCCCGTAGTCACTACGATGTCGATGACTCAGGGCAACATTCTGGTCGGCGCATTTCCGCCGAACTGCAATCTGTTCGACCGCGAGGCAGCCAACGTCGAAATTTCGTACGAAAACGAAGACGATTTCGTGCGCAATCTGGCCACCATCAGAGCTGAGGAACGCATCGCGCTGGCAGTCTATCGGCCGCAGGCCTTCGTTAAGGGTGCGGTAACCTTCCCGCCACCGACCGGGTTTACTGCACCTGAATCAGCACAACCAAAACACAGCGGAAAGTAACGCCATGAAGCAGGTGCTGTTTTTGAAAGACTATCCGATGCCGAAGGCCTTCTATAAGGCGGGCACAGTGGTGCGTCTCACTGCTGCATTCGCTGATCAGCTGATCAGTGACGGCTATGCAGAGGAACGCATCGAGCCAGCACTCGAAACGAAGGGACGGTAACACGATGCTGCCACCAATGCAGGGAATCCGAATGAGTTTTCAGAACGAAGATAACGTCGTTACAAACGAAGTTACTGTCGTGATCGGTAACCCTGTGGTGACAGATGGCGAGAACGGGGAAGGCGGCGCCGATCATGTGGTGCCGCCTGTCACCGGATCTGCTTCCAGCAGGCCGCCAGTGCTCACGCTCGAACAGATCAAGGCACACATTCGTATTGAACCGGATCAGACCGACGACGATGCATACCTGCAGCTGCAGGAAATGGCGGCGCGGCTGCACACAGAGAACGTGCTGCGGCGAACGTTTGACGACATGGTCGGTGAGCACGTGAAAATGGCGATGCTGCTACTGATCGCCCACTGGTATCGCAACCGCGAAGCAGTCACCGACGAGTACAAGATGGTGCAGCTGCCTCTGGCATACGAGGCCCTGCTGTCAGTCGAGCGGGCGTATCCCGCAGGTGTCTACTGATGCCCGACAGCAATGTAAAAAGCTCGCGCATCGATGCAGGCTGGCTGGATAAGCGCATCACTCTGCTGAGGCCTGCGTACAACGAATATCAGGACGAGATCACGGACTGGGTGCCAGCTGCCACGGTCTGGGCCTCTGTCGAACCTGTCTTCGCTCAGGAGCTGACAGAGGCAGAGCGCACTGTCGAGACCACCATGGTGATCGCCATTATTCGCTATCGGAAAGACATCGACGCCCGCTGGCGGGTGCAGGATCACGAGCACCTCTACCAGGTGCGCGGGCTGGCTGACATAACTCGCCGGCGAGAACAGTTGCAGCTGCGTCTCTCGGAGGTGCTCTGAGTGCCACGCACGCCGCCTGTGAAGTTCCAATGGACCGGAGTCGCTGAATACCAGCGCATGCTGCAGGCTGTCTCACAGGTTTTCGACGACACCAGCCCCGAGCTGAAGCAGGTGCTCATGGTGCCAGCGAAGGCGATGGCTGCAAACGCCTCAGCTCTGGCCGCGAAGAAAACAGGGCTGCTGGCCAGCTCAATCTATGCATCGAACGGTGGTGCAAAGCAGCGCGGCGTGATCATACGCGTGAACAAAAAAGCATGGTACGCCCGCTTCGTGGAGTTCGGCACCAGATACATGCCACCCCGGCCGTTTTTCCGCCCTGCGTTCCTGCAGATGTACAGCAGCTACATCAACGACATTTCACCGGGCCTTAAAAAGCTCGTTGAAGACACTGCCACGAAGAACGCTTACCACGCGCCCGGTTAATCCATGACGATATTCGAGCAGACACTCCGCGAGGTGATCGCTTCAATCAACCTCGTGGCGAATCGTGTCTATCTGATGCGCTCACCACAGGTGGCCAGCTCTCAGGTGATCGTGCCCTATGTGGTTTTCACGCCTGTCGGCGCGATCACTTACGACTCACAGAGCGGGCCATCACAGCTGATTCAGCGTGACTACCAGCTATCAATTTTCGACACGTCGCAGTCTCGTGCACTGGCGATTGCAGA